AAGGTTTAAAATTTTTAAATTTTTTAAACCTTCCGGTATATTAAATTTTGATACACATTAATTTCTATATTAAAGGTCCTCAGAACCATAAAAATGGAATTTTTGAAATTTCTAAATACAAATTTTTTATGCTAAAAATTAGCATAAAAAATTATATAATTTAAACGGATACCTTAACAGTTTTTACAACTCTTTTAGGAGGTGGTTTAGATGATTCATCTTCTTCATCATCGCTACTTGAAAATTCACTTTGGTCACTTTCTTCCTCATTTTTATCGGAATTTTTAAGAATAACTGAAGGACTACTCTTTCTTGTAATTAAAGGTTTAGCTTTGTAAGCTTCAATCCAATTTAAAACTGAAATATCATTTACTCGAACTTGTAAAGCTACTTTTGACCCTACAAAAATACTTTCAAATCTTAGGGCTGCAATCAACTTACCACGTCTGTCTATGATTGTTTTAGGGTCAATTATGGTTTCATTATTTTCATCTTGGAAAATTGTTATAAATTCCTCCTTTTTCTGGTTATACATAATTTTTGGATAAAGTTTAGGTCCATCAGCATCACCAATTTCGTTTGCTTTCCAAGATAAGCCTTTCATGGCATCGATTTGACCTTTTAACTTCTTAAACTCGCTTTTCTTTAAATAATGTCTACATATGGTTGCTAGTTCTTCATATTTTGCAGCCCATTTTATTTCAACATCTTTAGGACTCTCTCTTTCATATAAACATAAAGAAATTTGGTAAGAAACATTGTTAGTATCTAAGGTGTTTTGAGACACTCCGAAAGAAAATACTTCTTCGGAAGGAAAAATAAGTGGTCGGTACAATTCCTTCATAACTTTTAAATATTTTTCGCTAAGATTAGAATTAACCCATTCACTTGAAATTAAAATATGATAATGATCAGACGAAATTTTATTTATTAAGGTCGGTTTCTTCCTATATATTTCAGTCGCATCAAATACAGTAAATTTTTCCAATATTTGTTCTCTGTGAGAAGGCTCATCAAGGTATATTTTATCTGAAATATTATAGATAAATGGTGGTTCTTGCACATCAGAATTGATATTATTTTTGTACCAATAATAATCAATTAAAATATGGTAATCGTGATCCTCTAATTTAGCAAAATCATATATAGTCGTAAATTCTCCTGTGGTTTGAGAGTCATAGTCCAGTAATTCATTAACATCGTACACATTTTTAATAGTTTCAGTTACATGTCTTGGTTTAGGGCCGGTCATAGCCACATAAACACGGTTAAAAGTAATATTATTGTTTGGTAGTTTACGTGAGACAGAGTTGGAAAAGACTAATCTTTCACTATTAAAATATTTTAGTTCAGTTAGAGTTTGTTTCATGTTATAAAACTTGAAAAAATTATATTTAGTATTGTTGATAGTAATATGTTTATTATCTTCCATTGTTATAGTTTATTTATAACATTTTTTTGAATAAAAATTTCAATTTTTTTTTTGAGAAAAAAATGTTATAAAATAAAACATTATCAAAGTCTCAATCTCAGATAATAAAGAATAATGTCCATGACATCAAGAAAATGTTTAGAATGGAGAAATCAACCTTTAATTAATCCATTAACAGGTAGATCTATCAAGCAAAATGGTCCGACATATAGACTATTAGAAGAAAAATGTGGTGATATGAGAAGACAAAATCGAAGGTCACCCTCGCCTAGACAAAGGTCACCCTCGCCTGGATCTAATAGACAATCACAGGAAATTTATTGTGGAAATAATGCTCGAGACCAAGGTCTACAAAGTGGTTTGCGCGTTTTAGGTTCCAGATACCAATGTCTTAAAAAAGGTATTGGAAGAGGTTTGAAGGAACCTATACTTGAATATAACGAAGATTATGAACCAATAGAGCAGTTAAATGTTTTTTGTGGAAATGGAGATATTTTACCACAACATAAAGAAAGATTTGGGACAAGAGATGAATGTTTACGTAAAGGTTTTGCTGTAGGGCAAAAACAAAAATACGATAGAGATGGTGGAATTCAACGTGTACCAGTGGTATCTAGAGAACGAGGTTGGTATAAGGTTTATTTACCTTCAAATATGGGGCCTGTTCAGCTTTAATTTTAAAAATTTTTAATGCTTGCATTAGCATTAAAAAGTTAGTCATTTAAAAATTAAAATTTATTTATATAATGGTACATTTATATCAGAAAAATCAGACATTTCAAACATTGTTTTTTGTACCACATCAGTATCATCAAAAACAAAAAAAAATATAATCCAGCCTAATATAAGAATTGGAAGACCTAGCCCATCTTTAATGTTATTTTCTCGTTGATATGGTAATATAAAATATTCAGATAAAATAATAAGGATGGATGCAACCACAATTAAACAAATATCTTTTAGTTTATATTTTAAGGATGTAAGAGCCATAAGAGATGTTAATAAAATTGAACATGAAATTAAAGGTAGTTTTGGCTGTATAACAAATTTTTCTTCTTTAAACTCAAAAATAACCCAAACAATGCTAATTAATATTGTTGAAAAAATAGAATATTTAAGAATATTATTACCTTTATGTTTTAAAGATAGACATATGGCTAATAATAACCACCCACAAACATACATGGCGACTCCGCTATATTTAATAGAATTAAGGAGGTTTTTACCAGGAAAATCATTATATTGTTTAAAATATTTATCGATTAAAAATTGTTCTCCGCCAAATCGAACGCATAGCCCCAACACAACTAGCCCAACTGCTATACTATATAAACATGTGATCGTTTCTCTTCGCATTTATTATAGCCAAATTTAAGTATTATTTGACTTTGGTAGTCAAATAATACTTAAATTTTAAATTGTTTTTTGACAAGGATCATAATAACCATTATTATTATAACAAACGATGTAATCCAAAAAACTGAATGCAATTCTGGTTTTGGCGCAGATATAGAATATTTAGAGAGTGCATTTTCCAGAGAAAATAATGGTTTATTTAATCTTTGATTTACAAAATTATGAAAATTAAAAAAGAAGAGGAAGAGTTCCTTTCTATTTGATATAACTTTATCTAAGTTTGATTCTTTTATAAATTTAAATGCATGATCTTGGCAATCTTTACAAGGTAGAAAAACAGGTATGGTTTGTATAAATGTTTTCATGGTCGATTTGATACTTTCGTTTGGATTGTTATCATAAGTGGAGGAAATAAAGTGTAAAGTAGCCCAATAGTGAGGGCCCCATATTTTTGGGTCTAAAGTCATCTTTATTTACTACTATATTTTATTTATTGTTTTTTATTGTTTTTCTTGAGATATTTGACTTAATAAATGAGATTACTTGTTATATTGATATATTTTGCGATACAAATAAATTGTCGCCCAATTGAGAGTGGTGTAGCTCTCGACTCATCAAGGCATATGTTAACTAAATATTTGATAAATTTTGGTTACCTTTTTGAAAGTGCCGACGTTGCAAGTATTTTTGAACCCATTACTAATTTATCAAAAGGTATAAAACACCTGCAAAAAGATGCTGGTATACAAGAGACAGGAATAATGGATGAAAACGTCTTAAAATTAATACAAACACCGAGATGTGGAAACAGATATTCTTTTAAACCTAGACAAAAGCGATACAGCACTGTAAGTACTTGGAAGACCTTAAAAAATAAACTAAATGAAACTGTAATTACATGGTATTTTGATACCAATAATCTAAATATAAATACATCTATGAACATACAAATAATAGAATCTATATTTATGTCAACGTTACAAAAATGGTCTAATTCAACCTTAATTGAATTTAAAAGAGTAAATAGCGAATTAGACGCTAATATAACCATATTATTTGCCGGTAGAAATCATGGTGACGGTTATAATTTTGATGGTCCTGGACAAGTTTTAGCACACGCTTTCTACCCATCTACTGGTCGGCGTGGTGGGGATGCTCATTTTGATCTTGGGGAGCAATGGACATTGTGGAATGAAGATAAAGGAGTCAGTTTATATGGTATTTCTCTCCACGAATTTGGACACTCTTTAGGACTTGGACACTCTTCGCAGAAAGAGGCAATAATGTACCCTTGGTTTCAAGGGTACACAGATTTAAATAAAGATGATTTAAATGGTATTGGATACCTTTATGGTTTTCGTGAACGTTTTGCTCCATTAGACCCTGAATATCGTATATATTCAAAACCTGAAACAACAACACCCAGAAGACAAATTACTCCAACTCAAAAATTTACACAACAATGGATGAATTGGCCTATTGGAAGAAAATTAATAATTGAAAATTCAAAGGTATTCATTTACCCTAAATCTGCCACATCTATGAATTTTTAATATTTTAAGCTTTTTTAAGCTTAAAATATTTTTGTTTAATATGAAAGGTCATCTAAACTAGAGTTTGACGTACTAAAAATTGCTTTAGCTTTTGCATAAAACATGTAGAGCCGTAATTCTTGTAACATAAAACTAATTATTCCCTCCCCTTGTATAAATTTAAAACCGGTATTTAGGAGCGTGTTCAACATATATTTTTTCTTTTGCAGATAAAAATTTAAAGCTACAAGATATCTAAAATAATCTATTTTTGTTTTAATGGTTATTTCTACTTTAAAATTGGAATAAAATTGAGTAGGATTGAAAAAATTGATAACAAACTCACGTTGTTTTAAACTTAAAGGCCACCTTGAAATCCATTTTGAAGATAAATTTGAACGTGCTAAATGGTATTCCCGAGTCATATTAAGACTGTTAAAAGGTGGTATATTAAATACCATACTTAAAAAACATGATACAACAAGGCTGGATCGACCATGTCCTCCTCGGCAATGTAAATATAATTTTTCTCCTGGTTCTAAGCTTTCAAGAACCATTTGTATCAATAATAAAAAAATTGCAAACTTTTTTTTATTTTGTGGTATATCTCTGTCTTTAATTGGATAATTAATCCAATTATTTACCAGATTATAGTAAGCCTTAGTATTCTTTTCATATTGACGAGTTAAATCAATAAACCACACAACACCTTGTTGTTGTAATTCTGTAATTTGTTCATGGTTTGGATAACCACCAAACAATGCCTTTTTTTTTATAAAAAAAGATGCTTGATTCATTCTTTATTTATTAAATTAAAATTAAAGATTACTTTCTTAAAATTTAGTATATAATTTTATACTTGATTGGAACCATCTTCTATCTACTATCTTGAAAATACGTTAAGGTGGTCTAAAAATGAGTTGAAGAAAGGTGAACTTAAGTATAAAATTGTCTATTAAATAAAATGTATTTATGGTAAGAAAAATATTGTTAATAAATGGACATTATAATAGATATGAAACAACTAGGTATTCAAATTATTAAAATATTAGTACCGGTATTGTTTACTACATCGTTTTTTTTAAATTCTAAAATATGGTCATACATAATCATATCAATAGCCGTCGGAGGTATTTATTATGTAATAGCCGAAACATGCCCTAGAACATTATTTATTTTAAATATGATTACAAGATACCATGTACACAAAGGATTTGTTAAATGTAAAACATGGTTCATACAAACCAAAAATTTTTTAATTTCAAATGATATTAAAAAGGTTCAATTGGAGGAAGAAGAAGGGTATAATTCCTTAGCTTATTTTGACCCACAAAATAATAAAAAATATGTTTTTTTATTTAACAATAAATTAAGGTCAAATGACTTGATAATTTTTAAAGATGAAAGTGATGTCGATATTACTGATTCTATAGAACCATACTTGGGACCTTTACAAAATTTTCATGGTACGCGTCTAACTCCAAGAGACTTTAATCATAAAAAAATTAAATGTTTCCGAGATGGTGAAATTAACCTTTTAAAAACATTTGAAGAAAACGAGCCTATTTTATTTGTTTAAAATGAAGCTTGACACAGGTGAAAAATTTTCCTATAATAAATGAATACTAGTAATGGTACTAAAACATATCAAGTTGACAAACATAAACAGCTTATCCCATTGAATGGATCTATGGTTAATTTTTTCTGTTTTTTTGAGGTAAAAAGTAAAGATAAAAAACCATTTAATTTAGCTATAGTGGAACAAAGTGAAACTAAACCTAAACAATTTAAATTAGTTGAAGATGGATATATTAATGGACAATTAGATTCCGATGGACAACTCAAAACATATTTTTTGGTATTAAAAGCACCTCAGCCTTGTGAATGTGATGTTAGAGTTATTGTAAAACCCAAAGAAAATGAATCTCAACAGCATTCATCGTCTCAAGGTATACATCCACCATCTCAATTTAATACACCAGAGATGCAACCGCCTCATTTTGGCGCACAACAACCTCAACAACCTCAAAATCCTATTGATGGCGTGGTAGTAAACCAAGGAGAATCATTTTTTCAATTAAAATATATTATAGGTATATCCGTAGCCATAATTATAATTTTTCTTTTGTTCAAGTATAGAAAAACCATATTTGAAAAATTTAAAGAAAAGAACACATTAATACCATCAGTGTCGAATATAAGCTTTTAAATTTTTAAACTTAATCAAGTTTAAAAATTAAAAATATAGTTTAAAGGTATAGAATCAAGTATAATAAACTCTACATCTTCAATATTGTTTGGGTGCGTTGTTAACCATAAAATAACATCATCATATTTATGATATGTTTGACCATATTCACCATCTTTTGTCAAACCATACTCACCGTCAAACCCAAAAGCCTTTTTATTATTATTTCTGGTATTAAAGAACCATCTTAAATTATTTAATATTGCAAAACTTTTGAGGTGAAGATAATGATTGTTATCATGGCTATTTTTAACCTTTGAAAGATTATATAATAAAAGTTGTTTTCGAAATATATTCTTATCTAAAACTTCCTCTTTTAAACCATAAAATTCGATATTAAAATCAAGGAAGAAGTAAGTTAATTCGTTTATTCGAGTTGATTTGTGATAAGTAGAAACCTTTTTTATAAAATATTTATTTATGGAGACTATAGTCTCCATAAATTCTACCCATAAATTTTTTTTCATTTTTTGGAGATTTAAAAGCTTAGTTTTATATTTTTTTGGTATAAAATTATAAATATTTGGTCGTGTAAGTAACCAATTAAATTGATCATTTAAATATTCCGGGTTTATTCGAACCATATTTAACTCCTTTAATTTTTTATAGTCGATATAAGGCGGATTTTCTAAATATATTTTATTTAATGCCCAATTGTAAACAGCTTCTTCTACACTTTGACATTTTCTGAGTTTAAATAATGGTTCAAGTAGTACATTAATTGTTACACTAATAATATTTTCTAAATTTATTGAAAATAGATTAGAATCAACCATAATATTTGCGGGTATTGATTCTAGATCTATTTCACTTACATTTTTATATATATATAAATTTATATTTTTAAAGCTTGTTTTAAGTTTACAATTGGTAATTCTTTTAATTTTATTATAAAGACTTAAATAACCAAAAATTACAGAATCTAATTGAATATGAAAATCTTGATCGTTAAAGTGTTCTTCTACTTTACTTAATGTATTATAAATTTGATAGGCTGTTTGACCTGTAACAATACCTTTTTTAAAATATTCTTCCATTGTTAATATTAGATTTATTTTATTAGAAAAATTCATTTTCTTATCAAAGCATTTTTTATTAAACTACCTTCATTTGAACCTTAAAAAATTTGTATTTAGAAATTTCAAAAATTCCATTTTTATGGTTCTGAGGACCTTTAATATAGAAATTTATGTGTATTTATA